TGGGGAAGACAACAATGGAATAGTTTTGCATGGGGTATTTCTGGAACATTATTAGTAACAGGAAATGAAGCAACTACAAATACAGGTAGTGTAGATATTCAAGCAGGTGCAAGTGCTGGCCCTGCTACAAACAATGGTCAAACAGTAACCGGAGCATTGGGTTCTGTAACTTTAGATATTCAATCAAAAGTATTTCCAACTGGAGTAGAAATGTCTGGTACATTAGGTACAGCTGACGCTGGTCCTGATGCAATGGCTACAGGTAATCAAGCAACAGCAAGTTTAGGTACTATTGAAGCATTTAACTCACAAGGTTGGGGGTTGAAGGTCAATTTGCAAATATCGATGTAACAGGTGTTGCGATGTCTTCTAACTTAGGAAGTGTTTCAGAAACTATTAGTGGTAATGCAAATGTAACTGCCAATACTTTAAACGTAGCTCAAGCAACTTTAGGTGTTGTTGATCCTGCTCCTGACGCAAACATTACAGGTAATTTTATGATTGGTTCTTTAGGCCAATTAGGAATGCAAGGAGATGTTTCACCAGATGTAACTGGTATAGCAATGAGTGCAAATTTAGGTACTCTTGCTGTTGATCTAAATACTCCTGTAGATGTAACTGGTATAGCAATGAGTGCATCTTTAGGAAATGAAAATATTGTTATTCATGTAGATGTACAATTAACAGGAAATGCCTTGACTATGGGGCAAGGTTCTGGTAGTGCTTTAATCTGGAACGAAGTAAACACAGGTACAGCGCCTATAGATCCTCCAGGATGGACAGAAGTAGCTGCATAATGAGTTTGACACAAACTCAATTTTTTAGTAAAGTAAACGCAAATAAGGAATTTAAATTATGGCAAATTCAACATCAGCTAGTTTAAAATTAACAGTTCAAGCAACTGGAGAAAACTCAGGAACTTGGGGACAAATTACAAACACTAACTTACTAATTCTTGAACAAGCAATTGGTGGTTATGACGCATTTAACGTAACTAACGCATCTAGAGCTTTAACTTTTACAAATGGTGCTTTATCAAATGGTAAGAATGAAGTTATTAAATTAACTGGAACTCTTGAAGGTAATTTAAATGTTACTATTCCAAATTCAATTGAAAAAACATATGTAGTTGAAGATGGATGTAATCATGCAGGTTACACTTTAACTTTCAAAACTACATCTGGAACAGGTGTTCTTTTATGTGAAGGTCACACTTACACATTATATTCTGATGGAACTAATGTTGTAAAAGCGGGTGAGCTAAAAAAATGGAGAGCAATTACTGCAGCAGAAACAGTTCAAGCTGGTGCTCAACTTTTAGTAAACACAAGTGGTGGAGCAGTAACAGCAACACTTCCAGCGTCACCCTCAGCTGGTGATGAAGTTTCTTTTATTGATCAAGGTTATGATTTCAATACTAACGCATTAACTGTTGGAAGAAATTCTTCTAACATAGCTAATTCAGCAGCCGATCTTGTGGTCAACACACAAGGTGCTGGTTTCACATTAGTTTATTCAGGAGACGCTACTACCGGTTGGACATATAAGGAGAAATAATCCATGGCTAACTATGAAGCAACAAGGTACGATTTTGACGGTGCTAATCTTACTGATATTCAAGGTTTAAACACTGGTTTAATTATACCCTGGACTACTGCGTCAGTACCATCTGGATTTCTAGAATGTAATGGTCAAACAGTTTCAAGATCAACTTATGCGGATTTATTTGCAGTTGTAGGTACAACTTATGGGGCTGGAGATGGTTCATCTACATTTGGTCTACCAGATTTTCAAGATAACTGTTGTGTAAGTAAATCTCCCAGTAAATCTTTAGCTTCAACTGGAGGAGCTAACACTGTTACTTGTAGTGGGAATTTAAGTGGTAGTTTAGGAAATACTACTCTTAGCACTCCTGAAATTGCTAGTCACTCCCATACTTATAACGCTGGACGTGAACCTGTTTTTCCACAAAGTGGTGCAAACGCAAACCCTAACCAGTATGGTCAAACATATCAAATGTTTGATATTACTATATCTAATACAGGTGGTGGTGGAGCTCATTCCCACCCTTTATCAGCAAATTTTTCAGGTGGCTCAAAATCAATTGTGCAACCATATTTAACATTAATGTATGTAATTAAAACTTAGAGGAAATTATGGCAAACTACGAAGCAACAAAATATGATTTTACTGGACAAAATCTTACAGGAATAGATTTAGTAAACACTGGTTTAATTATACCATGGAGTGCGGGAAGTATTCCATCAGGTTTCTTAGAGTGTAATGGTCAAACAGTTTCAAGATCAACTTACTCTGCATTATTTGCAGTTGTAGGTACAACCTATGGAGCTGGTGATGGTTCTTCTACATTTGGATTACCTGATTTACAAGACAAAGTAGCAGTGGGTAAATCACCTAGTAAAGCTCTAGCTTCAACTGGAGGAGCTAACGCAGTGACTAATGCAGGAAACGTTGGTGGAAATGCTGCTAACCATACTTTAAGTACTCCTGAAATTGCTAGTCACGATCACTCTGTTGATTACAGTCAAATGAATAATCATGGTTTTGCTTATCCTCAATCAACTGTTATACCGCCTCAAGGTTATACTTCAGGAAATACAGGTGGTGGCGGAGGTCATTCCCATCCATTATCAGTTTCTTTTAGCGGTGGATCAGATTCTGTGGTACAACCTTATTTAACTCAAATATATATAATTAAAACTTAAAACTATGGCAAATTACGAAGCAACAAAATATGATTTTAACGGTTCAAACATTCAAGGTTTAGTGGGTGTTACAACAGGATCTGTTATACCATGGAGTTCAGGAAGTATTCCATCAGGATTTTTAGAATGTAATGGTCAAACAGTTTCAAGGTCAACTTATTCAACTTTATTTGGAGTAATAGGCACTACTTATGGGGCTGGAGATGGTTCAAGTACATTTTTAGTTCCAAACATTTCTGATAATGTTGTGGTTGGAAAATCACCTAGTAAAGCTGTGGGATCTACAGGTGGAGCAAACGCAGTAGCAAATACTGGAAACATATCTGGTAATGCAGGAAACACTACTATTAGTAGTCCTTTACTACCTTCTCATGCTCACCCAGGAAGTGGTAAAAAAAGTAATTACAGACAAAGTGGTCCATCAGGAAGTCTCTCTCAACCAGCATATCCTATGGGTAACTCAAGCACTAATAGTGCAGGTGGTGGTGGAGCTCACTCTCATGGTCTATCTGCTAATTTTACAGGTGACTCAAGTTCAGTGTTGCAACCATATTTAACTGTGATATATATAATTAAAACTTAGGAGATTTTTATGTCAAAACATGGTCTATGGACAATTATTATTGAAGATAAAACAATAATTAAAAAAACAGGTGATTTTTCAACTTCTAATCCTGGAGCTCATAAAATAGAAGGACACGATTCATTTTGGAATGATTCTAAATGGAATAATATTCATGCTATTCAATTTACTGATGATGGTGTAGATAATGATCAAGTAGAATATAAAGATAATTCTGAAAACGGTTCTTATGATGCATCTGTATTAGGAGATTTTAGAACAAATTTTATAGATAAATTTGATGCAGCTCATTTAGCTCAACTTCAAGCAGATTGGGATAACAATACTGAAGGTAATACTATAGATTCAGATGGAAATCCTGTTGAGGAAACTGAAGCAGATAAAATTACTAGATTAGGCGCAAGACCTACTTCATATACTTCATAATAATTTTTATTTTAATTAACTTTGTTTTAAACAAAGCCAAGACGTTAAAATATATTTTTCTCCAGACAAAGGAGGATTACCTCTATGAACATATGGAAAAGCTGCAGGCCAAATAACTATTCTACCTCTTTTAGGTTTTACTCTTTTTGAAAAATGTAAAAATTCTGTTTCTCCACCATCTTCTACGTCATTTAAATAGATAGAAAAAACCAACCACCTAGTAAATCCTTCCATTCCCATTCCTTCTCCCCACTCAGTGTGCCACACGTGATAGCCCTCTCCAGGTAAGGTTTTTTGAATTTTCATAATTGTATATTTAAAACCAAATCTAGAATTAGTTATTGCATCTATATTAGTTGCAATAAAATATTGTTGTAATGCCATATCAAAGTTTACTATTATATCTTTAATATCATCTTTTAACATATGAAAAGCAGGTTGAAGATCAAGAGATGAATCTTTTTTACGAAAACCTTCTATTCTTTCATTTGTATATCTTGTATATACTTTGTTAGCTTTTTCTTCTGATTGATACATTTTAATAACGTCCTCACATTGTCCAGGAGGAATAAAGTTATCAAACACCCCTATAAAATCATCTACAGTAGCTTTTTTTGGTTCAGGTTTTATTTCTTTTATTTTTTTCATATTAATACATTTTAACATCATCTTTAAACTCAGTGTTTGGACCATTTTTATCTACATAATGAAAAAACACTTGTGCATTAGAATCATGTTTTAGTTGTTTCCTTCCGTGAAGTATTTCACAGCCTAAATATATAACGGCTTCTCCTTCTTTCATATATACATCTTTACCATCTATAGTAATAGGCCATGGATTACTATGTTGTATACATGCTGTCACACTAATCTCACATGAAGGTCTATCTTTATGCATAAGTAAACTAGATCCATACATATAATATCTCCAATACGAGTAAGTCTTATAAAGTTCTAAACCTGATTCTTTTTCAACAAGTTTTTGTTTTTTTTCAAGAAAAAACTTTGTTAATGCATCATTATAAAAAGAAGGACAATCTGTTGTTAAATCAGGTTTCCATTGTTCATCTAATTTATGATAACAATATCTTTGTAATAGTTCTAACTCTTCTTTTGAAAAGAAATTTTTTATAAGTTTATATCTATAATCTTTTATATTAGCCATGACACCAAACTATATCTAGTTCCTTTTGTTATAGGTTCAATTGAATGAGGAAACAAATAATTACTTGGAAAAAAAATAATAGTTCCTTTTTTACATCTTATCCTTTTAATTTCTTTTTTACTATCAGTAGGATCATAAAATACAACGTCACCTCCTTCATAATTTTCATTTAAATTTATTATACAACTCATACTTCTAGGAGCTTCTAAATCATAATCTACGTGAATGTCATATTTACCTCCAGGTCTATATTTAAGTAAATCAACTTGGTTACACACACGAGCACGGTTATGTGAAAATATAACATTATAGTTGGGTAAATATTGAAATATAATACTCGTTATATATCTAAAATATATTTTATCGGATATAAAATCTTTGTTTAAAGTATATCCTTTTACGTTTCTAATATCTGTATTAATACCAAGTCTTACTCTCATCTGTTCACGAGATTTATATTTTATATATGTTATTAGTTTTTTTACTAGATTTTCATTTAAATTAACGTTAAGAATTAGTATTGCTTTTTCTAAATTCATTACTTTGAAGCTTTCATTATATAGTAAACTAATATATAAGGGACTATATGCTACAAAAATTAAATTTCAAGCCTGGTTTTAACAAAATGATCACAGATTCAGGAGCAGAGTCTCAATGGGTTGATGGTGATTTTGTTAGATTTAGATATGGATTACCTGAAAAAATAGGTGGTTGGAATCAATTATCTGTTGCGGGTGAAACTTTGCCTGGGGTAGCACGTGCTCAACACACCTGGACATCTTTAGCTGGTGAAAGATATGCAGCTATTGGAACTTCTCAAGGTTTATTTTTATATTATGGAGAACAGTTTTTTGATATCACACCATTAGATACAGCTATTACAGGATGTACATTAACAACTGTTAATGGTTCAAATGTTTTACAAGTTAATAAAGGCTCTCATGGTCTAGAAGTTGGAAGATATGTAACTTTATCTGGTGTAACTGTTACAGGTGCATCAGACTTTACAGCAGCAGAATTAGAAGTAGCTTATGAAATTTTAACAGTTGCAACAGTAGATAAATTTACCGTTCAAGCTGTAAGAGCTGAAGGAGGATCCGGTATGACTGCAGCAGGTGCAGCGACTGTTAATCCTTACATTGAAGTAGGTCCTGTTTTTCAAACCGTAGGTTATGGTTGGGGAACATCTTCATGGAGCGATTCAACATGGGGAACAGAAAGATCTACAAGTGATGTTATTTTAGATCCAGGAAACTGGAGTCTTGATAACTATGGACAAGTTCTTGTTGCAACAATTAGAGATGGAAAAACTTTTACTTGGAATGCAGGAGCATCCGGTGCAAGAGAGATAAGGGCATCTCAATCAACATCTGGTTATGCAACTACTTCAAATCCAACTACATCAAGATTAACTCAAGTCTCCGATAGAGATAGACACTTGTTTCATTTTGGAACAGAAACAACTATAGGAAATTCCTCAACACAAGATCCAATGTTTATAAGATTTTCAAATCAAGAAAATTTAAATGAATACACACCAACAGCTGTTAATACTGCGGGTACATTTAGATTAGACAAAGGAAATAGAATAGTTGGAGCAGTATCCGGTAAAGACTATACTTTAGTATTAACAGATAGCTCCGCTTATGTAATTCAATTTGTTGGTCCACCATTTACATTTAGTATAAGACAAGTTGGTACTAACTGTGGATTAATTGGTCAACATGCATTAAGCTATTCTGATGGTAAAGTATTTTGGATGTCAGGCGAAGGCGGGTTTTTTGTATTTGATGGTACTGTTAAATCATTACCATGTTTAGTTGAAGATTTTGTTTTTACAACACATTCAGATAATTTAGGAATAAATTTTAATGCAACAGATATAGTTTATGCAGAACATAATACTCTTTATGGTGAAGTAAATTGGTTTTATCCTAAATCAGGATCTACTCAAATAGATAGATGTGTAACTTATAACTATGGAGAAAATGTTTGGACAACTTCATCACTAGCAAGAACCACATATGTTGATACTGGAGTTTTTGATGTGCCGTACGCAACAGAATATAATAAAACTTCTTTACCTGTATTTCCAGATATTTTAGGTATTACAAATAAATATGGGGCATCTACTTACTATGCTCATGAAGTAGGAACTGATCAAGTTAATAGTTCTGGAACAACTTCTATCAACGCTTTTATTGAATCTGGAGATTTTGATATTACAGCAAGCGTTAGTAGAGGTCAATCAACAAGTATAGCTAACTATAGAGGAGATGGAGAGTTCTTTATGTCTGTAAAAAGATTTATACCTGACTTTAAAGTTCTTACAGGTAATTCAAAAATTACATTACTATTAAATAATTATCCAAATAATACTGCATCTAGCTCACCTCTTGGCCCATTTACAATAACATCATCTACTGATAAAGTGGACACTAGAGCAAGAGGAAGATTACTATCAATTAAAATAGAAAATGATGGTACCGGTGAAACTTGGAGATATGGAACACTAAGATTAGATGCTCAACCAGATGGAAGAAGATAATGGCAAAAGTAGTAGTTAGTATACCAGAACCACAACAAGAATATGATGTTTCTAATCAAAGACAAATTTTAGAAGCTCTTGACACTTTAAAAAATCAACTTAATTTTTCTTTTCAACAAGATTTAAAAAACGAAGAAGATCAAAAGGAGTGGTTTTTAGGTGGCTAATTTTTATAAAAGCGAAGCATTTAATTTAACAACAACTAATTTAACAACAGCATTAACAATTAGTACGTCCGCTATTGCAATTGTTAAAACAGTTCAAGCAGTTCATGATACTGCTAGTAATGTAGATACTCATGTAATTTTAAAGAAAGCAGGTGGTTCAGATATTAAAATATCATATGAAGAACTAAATAAAGAAACACAAAATATGTTAAAAGGACCTTTAAATATGGAAGGTGGAGATGTTTTAAAACTACAAGCAGGTACAGCAGACACAATCACTGGACAAATTAGTTATCTTTTGATAGATAGATCACAAGAAAATGGATAAAGATAAACTAAAACATACTCACGATAATGGTATTACTCATTCTCATGAAGGTGGAAATGTTTCACACACTCATGATGATATACCAAAAATAGATTGTGTAACCACAACAACATACAGAAATACCAAGACAGGAGAAGTATATAAAGAGAAAGTAGAAGGACCTGATATTGTACAAGATGTTACAGTTCAAATTACTAACAAAGGTCTTGAAGTATTTCAGAAAGTAATGAATCAAAAAAATAATGGTGAAAATAATAAATAATGTTTTAACACCAGAAGACTGTTTTAGTTTATATGGTAGTTTAATAAATAGAAATATGTGGAACCTAGTTAGGGCCTCAGGAGAAAGTCTAGGAGGAACTTTTCCAGGAGTTAATTTAGTAGCAGGTGGTAAACCTGTGCATAATGATCCTTATTGGATTGGATATTTTAATTGTTTATTTGATAGAATAAATCAAAAATTAAATGAACAACATAATTTTTCATTACAAAGACACGTAAATAGAATAGCTTTAAATGCACAAAACAATAATCACTACACAGAATTTCATGTAGATGGTGACTTAAACACTTTTAGTATTATAGGTTTTTTAACTCCTCAATGGGCAGAAAACTGGGGAGGTGAATTAAATATAGAAGGTGAAACTGTAAAATATAAACCAGGTGATTTTGTATTATTTAATTCTAATCAATTACATAAATCTCAAGAAATAAAACAACTACCCTATTGGAGGATATCAGTAAGTTATGTCATTAACAAATCAAAATCCTAGAGGCGGAACAGAACTACAGTTTGAATATTTGAGAAAGCATGTAGAACCTAGTTTACTTAATCAAGTAGAAATTTGTACATCAGTTCCAGGCAAAGTACCTTTACATCCAACTAAGCTAAATGTTCTTTGGCAAAAAAATTCTTGGGATCAACCTAATTTACAACCCTGGTTCAGTGATAAATCGAATCATGATAAATATGATTGGTATATATTTAATTCTAATTGGAACTTTGAACAGTTTACAAAAAGATTTGATTTACCTAGAGAGAAATGTGTAGTCATTAAAAATGGTATTGAAGAAGTACAACCGGTTATAACACAATATAAAAAAGGTGATCCTATAAAAATAATACATCACTGTACACCTTGGAGAGGTTTATCTGTATTGTTAGGTGCAATGCAATTAGTTAACAATCCATTAATTAGTTTAGATGTTTATTCTTCTTGTGAAGTATATGGAAAAGATTTTGCAGAAGCTAATGATAAATCATATGAAGCTTTATATGAACAAGCAAGACAATTACCTAATGTAAATTATATTGGTTATAAATCAAATGAATATATTAAAGAAAATTTAAAAAATTATAGAATGTTTGTATACCCAAGTATTTGGGAAGAGACATCTTGTATTTCGTTACTTGAAGCAATGTCAGCTGGTCTATATTGTATTACAACTAATTATGGTGCTATATATGAAACAGGTGCAGAGTTTCCAATGTATGTACCTTATTCAAATGATTACAAAAGTTTAGCTAGAAAGTTTGCTGCAGGTATAGAAGCTTCTACAGATACGCTTCATGCTCCAGGGCTCCAGGAACATTTGAAGATGCAACAAAATTATGTAAATAGATTTTATGATTGGGAAGTAAAAAGACAAGCATGGACAAGATTTTTGAAAGGAGCACTAGATGCAAAATAATGAACCAATATGGTTTTCTAAAAAAAAGAAAACAACCGCTAACGCAGATACTTATCAAACAGAAAAAATAGAACAGGTAGATTCAAACGTTAGAACTATCAACATAGGTAATATTATAGATAAACCAAAAACAAAGATAATGGTTTGTACTCCTTGTCATAGCGAAGTGTCTATGCATTATACTCAAGCTGTATTAAAGTTTCAATTAGACTGTATGCAACAAGGCATACTAGTTAGTTTTACATTACTTAAATCATCTTTAGTTACACAAGGTAGAAACTTATGTGTAGCAGAATTTTTAAATCATAAAGATCATTACGATTATCTATTATTTATAGACTCAGATATAGATTTTAATTCTAAAACTATATACAAAATGATAGGTGCAGATAAAGATATTATCTCTTGTCCATATCCAATGAAAACATTTGATACAGATACAATGTGGAAAAAAATAAAAGAAACCGATAGGGTTAAAACTCCTGATGATATATTAAAAGCGGGTTACATGTTTCCAATTAAAATGGATAAAGGAAATGAAATGACTATGGAAAATGGAGTTATTAAAGTAACTCATGCTCCTACAGGATGTATGTTAATTAAAAGAGAAGTTATTGAAAAAATGATTAAACATCATCCAGAACTAGAGATATATCAACCTACAGTTATTAATGGTAAAGAAGTTAAAAAAGATAATATGTATAATCTATTTGATACATTACATGATGTAAAAACAAAAAGATATTTTGGTGAAGATTTTGGTTTCTGTCAAAGATGGACAGATATGGGAGGAGAAATCTATATTTATGCTATGGACAATATTACACATGTCGGAGACCATCAATATTGTGGTCGATTCTTTGATCTATTAGAGCGTGCAAAATCTGTTGACGATAGCCAAAAAATCAAATAAAGTATTATATTTACAGGATTCTAAGCCTGCCAACAGTATAAATATATTTAAATTATGGCAATAAACAGATCATTAATGGAACGTCAATTACGTATGGGTGGAGGCATCATGAATGCTGTACCTAGAGAGCAGTACGGTTTAGGTAGCTTTTTAAAAAAAGGTTTTAAGAAACTTAAAAGAGGAGTTAAGAAAATAGCTAAATCTCCTTTTGGTAAAGCTGCAATGTTATATTTTGGCGGAAACTTACTTCAAGGTAATCCTTTATTTGGTAATCCTTTTGGAGCTTCAAATCCTTTTAAAGGTAGAATTACAGATGGTATAGGAAGTTTTTTTAGAGGTACTATTGGAGATAAAGCTGTAGATAAAATTGTAGAAGAGGGTGGTGATGAATTGTTTGGTATGGGAAAATCTTTTCTAGTAGGATCTTTATTACCTAGTATATTAGGAGAAGGTGATGATGGTGATGGAGGTGGTTATCAAAGAGATATACCAGCGCTTAGAAATAAGTTAACAGAGTCTTACAGAAATCAAAGGACTTTTTCTGATGAAGAAGATGAAGAAGCAGCTATAGCTGCACAAGTTGAACAAGACATAGCGGGTTTTCAACAAGATATGAATAGAGCAAATGTTGCTTATGGTGGTAGAATGGGTTTTGCAAGAGGACCAGATAATCCAGAACAAAATGCTATAGAAGCAGCCGGAATCATGGATCTGCCATTAAATAAAAACCCTGCAGGAGTTACAGAATTAGATCTTAGAGAAACAGGTGGATTTATCCCTCCAGTTGGTGTAAAAGAAAAAGCAGATGACATCCCAGCGATGTTAGCAAACAATGAATTCGTATTTACAGCTGATGCTGTAAGAGGTATGGGCGATGGTAATGTCAACAAAGGAGCACAGCGTATGTACGACATGATGAAAAAATTAGAAAAAGGTGGTAGAGTATAATGGCTACTGACACAATAACAAATATAACCGCCTTACCCACATATTTAGAAGCACCGGCAGCAGCATATGTTACTCAATTACAAAACGTAACAGGTAAATTAAAAGATGCAGATTTGTCTGGTCAATATGGTTCAAAATTTGTAGCTGGCCAAGATCCATTACAAGCTCAGGCTCAACAAATAGCACAACAAGGAATAGGTGCTTATCAACCTTTTTTACAATCAGCGGGAGCTTTACAAGGACAAGCTCAAGCAACTGCAGGTGCAGCTGGTCAATTTGTTGGACCAAATGCTTACCAACAATTTATGTCTCCTTATCAAAGAGATGTAATTGATACAACACTAGCAGAGTTTGATGTGCAAGCTCAAAAAGGAGTACCAAGTTTAGCTGCATCTGCGATTAATGCAGGCGCATTTGGGGGAGGTAGAGAAGGTGTACAAAGAGCAGAGTATCAACAATCTTCAGATAGAAATAGAGCAGCTCTACAGGCACAATTATTAGGTCAAGCTTTTGGTCAAGCTCAAGCAGCTGCAGGTCAAGCTTTTGGTCAACAACAATCAATGGCACAACAACAAGCACAACTTGCTCAAGGTCAATTAGGACTAGGTCAAGCAGGTCAAGCTTTCTTAGGTCAAGACGTAGGAGCTTTATCAACTTTTGGTGCACAGAACCAAGCATTAACTCAAGCTCAATTATCAGCTAATCAACAATTAGCTCAACAACAAATGAATCAACCACTTGCGGCTACACAACAACTGGGTTCAGGGATCACTGGATTAGTTGCAGGTTATCCTGGTGGAATTCAAACACAAACTCAACCATCTCCTTCAGCTCTTCAACAAGCCTTAGGTACAGGTGCTACATTGGCTGGAATCTATGGTGCATTTAGAGGAAGAAATTCATAATGAGTAGAGTATTTAGAAGACCAATGTTTAGAAAAGGTGGTAATGTTGGTGATGGTATTATGACTGGTATTGTTGATAGAGAAAATCATGCTATCTCAGATGTAGATGGTGTAGGTGGTCAAACTTTTAGAAATGAAGTTCAAAATAGAATAGACTTAATTAATTCTGTTTCAGGTGGCACAGGACTAGATGATCCATTAACACAATTCTTATTACAATATGGACCAGCTCTTGCAACTGAAAGAGGTGGAGGAAGTACTTTTGGAAATATTATAGCAGCTGCAGAAAAACCTGTAGAAGGTTTATTAAAAAGACAATCAGAAAAAAGAAAACTTAAAACAGGTGTTGCATTAGAAGTATTAGATAGTTTGGAAGATGAAGACATTGCTCCTCTTATTAAAAAAGCTAAAGCAATAGCTAAAGAAACAGATAGAGATTATCTACCAATTTTAAATCAATTAGTTGAAACTGAATTATATAGAAAACCTAAATCACCTGAAGAGACAAAATCAGAAAATCTTGAAGTTGATATAGCATCTTTAATGTCCATAAAAGATTCATATCAAAATCCATTAATAAATAAATATGGAGCAGAAGAAGTTGCTATGAAAATTAGAGATGTTAAACAAGGTAAAGTTCCAGGTATTGAATACGAAGATATAGACATTGACCAACCTTATCTTCTTAAAAAATCAAAAATCATAAATAAAGATGATGAAACAGGAATTCTTACATTAGATGAAAATAGTATAAGAAAATACACACAAGGAGCTGTAATATATGATTACAGAACTAATAAATTCTTTAAGGTACAAGGACAAAAACTTCTTCCTGTAGGAGAGTAATGTGGCTGAACCAAATTTTTTCAAAAAATTATTAAAAGGCATAACTCCTGATGAAGAACAGAAAAGAGAGTTCTTAGAAGGTAGAGAATTAAGTGAACGTTTCTTTGAAGTCTATGAAAAAGAAGGTTACTTCAGAGCAAAACAATTATTAGAAGAACAGAAAGCTATAGAAGAAGGTGTATCAGGTGAAGAATTGGCAGCAATGGCAGATAAAAATGATGAAGCCATCATGCCTAAAATTGAAAAATTTATTAAAGATCCGATAGACTCTACAGTAAAAGTTGTAAAAGATACATTTACCAAAGAACCAAAGATTGAAGAAACACCAAGGGATCTTGGTTTACCACCAGAAGAAAATAACGAAGTATCTTTAGGGGAGTCTTTTCAAAATGCTATAGGCAGTGGACTTATAAAAATACCAAAAGGTGTAATTAATTTTGGAACTTTAATTTACGATGCAATGCAGGAAGAAGGCATACCTGTAGAAGAAGGTGCGACATATAAATTTAATAAAGCTTTTGAAGATAGTTATATAGGTATTATAGAAAAAGAATCAGAAGAAAAAGCTAATGAAACAGTAACAGGTAAAATAACGGAAGCATTAGTATCTTTGTATGGTGCAGGTAAGATAGCTCAAAAAACAGCTGTGCCTGTTGTTGCAAAATTAAGTCAAAAAGCAAGACAGATAGCTCCTTTAATAACTAATGCAGTCAAAAGAGGCACTTATTTAAATACTACTAAAAATTCAAAAACTTTTTTAGAAGCAGGTAAAAAAGCAACTCAATTAAATAAACTAAATAAATTATCTAAATTAGATAAATTTGTAGGTATTACTGTTGGGGGTGGATTAGGAGTAGGTGCACTTGTAGCTAAAGAAGAAGACATAGGTACGTTTGGTGATTTTATAAGTTTTATACCTACAAAATTAGATAGAGAGTCTAGAGAAAAAGCAGGTGATGATGCTCTTAGACAATTACATAATAAATTATTATTTGGTGCAGAATACGGTTTTCCAATCATACCGGCGATTGTTGGTATAAAAGGATTTGTTTCAAAGGTAATGTCACAAAAAGGCAATGACTTAATGTTTAGTAATTCAAGAATAGACAGATGGATTGATAAATTTGCATCTAAATTTAGATCTAGAAGTTTTAAAGATAAATCAATTTTTACAGGTATACAAAAATTAGAAGGTACTAAAGCATCTTTAAAATTAGCTGCTGACGACATTGGAAAAAATATTGATGATTCATTAAAAAGAATATCAAGAGAAACAATAGATGTTGCAGAAGCAGTTAGTCCAGATACTGCTTCAAGTATGATAGCTAATTTTATGTTAAAAACAAAAGATAGAGTTGGTAAAGGTAAAATATTTTTTGATGGTTTTAACAAAAAAGTATTACAAGACTTTACTACATCAATGAAAAAAATAGGTGTTAGTGATGATACAACAAAAAAAGTAATTGAAAACGCAGTAGAGTTTAGAACTAAAGTAGCTAATATTAAAAATGATATTCTACAGGGTGGTAATATTAGTAAAGGCGCGGATGAATTTAATGATATAATGACTAATAGAGTCAATAAATTCTTAACAAATGATTATAAAATTGTTGATGCAAACAAAGGTTTAATAAAAGGTTTTAAACAGACTGATGAATTAAAAGAAGAAGTTGGTCGTGTTATACAAAGATATTATAAATCAAATGGAGTGCCTTTAGATAAAGGTAGAGCTTTAGATATAGTAAAAATAAATCCAATAGAAAAAACTCCTGTGTTTCCACTAGGAGACAGTAGTTTAATGGCGCAAAAAGGTGTAATTATGAAAAACCTTGCAGACAATATTACAGGTGGAAATAAATTTAAACCAGATGGTAAAGGTGGATTGATACAAACGGTATCAGATCTAGCTGCGTTTAAAAAATTATTTGGAGAATATAAAAATGCTAAAAATGTTGTGTACAACACAATGGGAGATCTAGCACAAATTTTAGGTAGAGATAAATTTTATAATGGATTGTTTGTAGATAATGCTATTAGAATAGCAAATGGTGGTAGAGGTATATTTAGAAAAACATATGATGAAGCATTACAGGCTTTTCCAAATAAAGAAATTATTACAGCTGCAAAAGGATTAAAATTAGAAACTAGATTATCTGATGAAGTTTATACTTCTCCATTAGATGGATTATTTACAACAAAAGAATGGGCAGATGCAATTAAACAAGGTGATGAAATACTTGCAACTGGATTAGCAAAATCTGCTGTATATAGATATTTAGTTCTAGTACCAAAAGGTTTAACACAAGTTGGTAAAACTGTATTAGGCCCTGTAACTCAAATAAGAAACTTTACATCTAACTTTTTTACAACATTACATAATGGTAATTTATTATACTTTGCTGGTAACCCTAAAAAATTTGTTGATTTTATTAAAAGATCAACAGGAGCAATACAACCACAATTGTTTACTAGAAACGCAGCTGGAAATCTTGATAATTTAGGATCAGGACAAGCTCTATATAAATTTTTGTTAGAAGAAGGTGTTACTAACCAAAGTACAACTTTTAGAGACGTAGAAGGAATTTTAACAGATATAGCAGAAGGTGGAGCAGGGAAAAGTCTTGATAGTTTTGTAGAAAAAATAATGAATACAGGAACCGAAAGAATTAAAAAATTATATAATGTTGCACAAGAATTATATGTTGGTGGTGATGATTTTTTTAGAGTGTTTAATTTTTTAGGTGAGGGAGCTAAATTAAAAGATGCTTATGAAGTTGCATTAAAAAAAGGTTTGATTGATAAAATGCCAGACAATATGTTTTTTATGAAAGAGGCAGCTAAAATTGTAAGAGAAACAATTCCAAACTATGCATACGTATCTGATGTTGTAAAAGGATTTAGAAGATCTCCACTTGGAAACTTTGCATCTTT